CTTCTTTTCACACGAATTTCTAAAAACGAAGTTTCAAAATGGGCTTTTTCCCCGCTAAAAACAGATAAAAACGTGGTTTCTTTTCAATAAAATCAACGGTTACACAGATTGTTTCATGAACTCACTAATACGATTTTACTCCCTTATAGACAGCATGGGAACTGGTTTCTCAAATAAATATTTTTATGTTATAATTTTGTTAGGGACTTTTTTCTTAAAATACATAGATTGGAGGTTATAATTTTATGCCAGCTCCTAAGCCTATTATGGTAAAAGATTTAAGAACACAACAAACACGCGTTTTTAAATCACAGTCAGAAGCAGATAGATTTTATAATAAAAAATCTGGGTACTTTAAAGACGTAAAAACTAAGCTAGGCGGTAAGAACCGCCATTATGAAATTATCCAAGTTGTATAAGGAGGTGAAAGAAGATGGCTAGACCACGCAAGCTATTAAACGCACAACAAGGAAATCTAACACAAGAGCAACAGCACCAAAAGAAAAAGGAAGAAGAACGCCTAAAGAATTATGAGCCTTTAGATTTTTCTTATTTTCCTATGGGTTTATTGCGTGGCGCTTATCCAGAGTGGGAACGAATTTCTCATTTCATAGGTGATTTACCTATTTCTGAATTGGACCAACAAGCAATGGTTAGGTATTGCAATTACTCATACTTATATGCAAAGGTAGCTGAGGAAGTAGCAGTAGAGGGCGAACTTACACCAGATGGCAAGTTGAATCCTAAAGTAAATGCTATGAACTCGTATTCTAAAGAACTAAAAAGCGCTACGAACGACCTAGGGTTAACGATTAATTCACGACTAAAAATCGTAGCACCTAGCGAGGTAGAGGATGAAAGCAAAGACCCACTAGGTCAGTTAATCAAGTTACGCGCACAAGGTTAACACAATGTGATATAATGTATTTACAAAACGCCTCCCAGATAATTTGTAGATTTAGAATAGTAGCGGGCAAATACTATTCAGGCGCAACTTCTACCAAAGGTTGCGGACATGTTAGACTTAGGTATAACCTAAGTCTTTTTTATTTGTGTTATAATAGAAATAAGGAGGTATACATATGAATAATATAGATTATGTTCAAGATTATATTGATTATGTACGAATGAATAACGTACCAATAGGCAATAAAATACGACAGGCTATTAAACGACATGAGCGAGATTTAGAAAAATCAAAAGACCCAGAATATCCGTATTACTACGACCCGCAAGAAGCTATTGAGCCAGTGGCTTTTATTGAAATGTTACCAGACCCAAAAAGTAAAAAGACAAACACACTAGCTAAGTTCCAACGCTTTATCGTTGGTTTGATATATGGATGGCGCAAAAAGAAAAACGGAATGCGCAGATTCAGAAAAGTATACATCAGTTTAGCACGTAAGAACGGAAAATCTATTCTAGTTGCTGGTATTTCATTATATGAGTTTTTACTAGGTCAAAGCCCTAAAGCTTCAAGACAGATTGTAGCTGGCGCGAATACAAAAGAGCAAGCTGGTATTGTGTTCCGTATGTTAAAATCGCAGTTGAAAGCACTACGCAATGTAAGCGACAGTGTGCGCAAGATAACCAAAGTAAATAAATATGATATTGAGCAATTAGAAGATGAATCAACAGTTAAGCCATTAGCCAGTGATGCAGATAGCTTAGACGGCTTGGATGTATTATGTGGTGTATTAGATGAGTATGGTGAAGCAAAAAGCACCGCACTGATTGAGGTATTAGAAAGTTCACAATCACAACAAGAACAAGGTTTAATATTGATTATTAGTACTACAACAAAGAATCTGAATGGTCCTATGCACTCTATAGAATATCCGTTCATTACTAAATTATTGAATGATGAAGTAGAAGCGGATGCCTACTTGGCGTTGTGTTGGGAAATGGATAGCCTAAGCGAAGTAGACAATCAAGAAAATTGGATAAAAGCCAACCCACTATTTGAGAATACCCATTTATATGAAACGATGTACGAACATAAGATTAATTCATTGGCAGAGTATAAAGCTAAAGGGGATATGAGTGGATGGCTAACAAAAGAAATGAATTTCTGGGTACAAGCTTCACAAGATAGTTTCATGGATAAAGAGAGTTGGGAAGCAGTCAAAGCTACCAAAGAGTACGATATTAGAAAACGTCCAGTTTACATTGGCATGGACTTATCACGCACACGAGATATTACGGCTGTTAGTTGGGTGATACCAATTGAAGAAGAGCAAAAACTACTATTAGATACACATGGTTTCATTGCATCAATTGGAGGTATTGAGCGTAAGATACAAGAGGATAAGATACCTTATAGGCAATACGAAAACCAAGGACTAGTTTCTATTAGTAAATTAGAAAGTGGATTGGTAGACCACGCGGACATGTGCGAATGGGTAATTAATTTTGTGGAAGAGTACGAATTGGACCTACAAGGTATTTACTACGATGGTCACCAAGCATCACAATCCGTTTTGAAGCTTTCAGAAGTCTTTGGTGAGAGAATGTTAATCGAAGTACCACAGCGCATCCAATACCTAAATGCGCCTACAAAGTTTTTACGTGATGCAATCTATAAAGGTGAGGTTATTCATAATAACAACCCATTATTAAATACTGCAATGTACAACGCATACCTAAAAGAATTTGCAGATAATATAAGTATAGAAAAGAAATTGAATCGTAACAAGATTGATAGCCTAGATGCTTTGATTAACGCGCTATCAGAAGCAATGTACTACGACTTTAACATGGCAAACTTTGAATCATTAGTAGAGCAAGGTCAGTTTGGCTTTGGTGTATAAGAGAGTGGTTTAAGTACCACTCTTTTTTGTATACTTTTGTGTTAAAATAAGACTATATAGGAGGGATAATAATGTTTAAACCTACAGTATTAGTTATTTTATTTTACATTTTAGGGGCAATTTCCTTAGTAATTGCTGGCTTTTTAATGAATATTATGCTAGGTTTTGTAGCATTAGGGGTGTTATTTTTAATACCTTGCGTTGTATTATACCTAGAACTAAAGGAGGTTAACTAGTAAATGGGCGTATTTATTGCACCAAAAAGCATGACAAGCGACCGTTTTATTGATTATATCAACAATGGAATGATAGATATACCACAAGTAACTGGTTTAGATGCACTGAAAAATTCAGATGTATACACTGGTGTAAATATTATTGCTGGTGATATTGGTAAAACGATGTTTAGAAATGTTCCAGATGAACCAAGCGACAATAGTTTAATCAAACTATTAAACAAAAGACCACACAAGAAACAAAGTCACTACACATTTTTATATGCAACAGTAGCACAACTTATCTTATATGGAAATGCGTATGCTGTTATTCATCGCGAAACAAGAAACGACTACACAAGTCCTATCACATCTTTAGAGTTTGTGAGAGCGGACCAAGTGAATGTAATTCAAGATATGACCACAGGGGAATGGCGCTACGATGTAACCTTAGACTATGGAAGCAAGATGTACCATTGTAATGAATCTGATATTTTACATTTCAGAATTTCATCCGTAGATGGTTTTTTAGGAAGAAGTCCACTATTATCATTAAATGATGAAATCGCCATGCAATCAAATGGTAATAAGATTTTGACCAAGTTCTTTTCAGATGGTGTATTTGGTGGCGGAATATTGAAACTGAAAAAAGGTTACGTAGACAATGCAACCAAAAAGAAAATTCGCGAAGATTTTGAAGAAGCTAACGCGGGTAGCACAAAATCTAATGGTGTAATTGTGTTAGATGAATCAACAGAGTTCACAGAATATAAAATGAACACTGAAATTCTTAAATTGATTCAAGCAAACAAATTCAGTACACAACAAATTGCCAAAGTGTTAGGTATTCCGTTGAACCGTTTTGGTATGGAGTTAGTAAACTCAACAGATAGCGGACAAAACTCTATATACATTGCATCAACACTAAGTCAATATGAATCTGCTATTTGTGATGAAATTGCAATTAAAACAGGTACAGTTTTAGAAATGGACTTTTCAACTATCTTAAATGATACCCTAGATGATAGACGAAAAGTATTATTCACTGGAAAAGTGTCTAAGGAGTTATTGGGTAGCTTCACAGATAACGAAGTACGTGAGTATTTTGGTTATGAAGAATTGCCAGAATATGATAAACAAGTAGAAGTAAAAACAGAAGAGGATGTGACAGTAGATGACAAATCTGGAAATCAGACAGCTACAGAATATACAGAATGAGGATAATGTAGTTGAGGGGTACGCTTTAAAGTTTGGTAAACCAAGTGAAGATTTAGGCGGGTTTATTGAATATATTGACCGTAGTGCATTAGATGGTGTGGATATGTCAGACGTGCGATTATTCGTAGACCACGACCCAGCGAAACTATTAGGGCGTACAAAAAGCGGTACTCTAAAATTAGAAGTTGACGAAGTAGGATTGAAGTTTAGAGCAGTTCTACCAGATACTACAGTTGGGAACGATGCACTAGCTCTTGTAAAACGTGGTGACCTTAGTCAGTGTTCATTTGGATTTACAGTGGCGGATGATGTGTGGACGGATGGGCAAGATATGTTAGTTCGTACCATTAAACAAATTGGAAAGCTTATGGAAATTTCCTTGGTTTCTATTCCAGCTTACGCAGATACAGATGTAAGTGTAGCACAGCGCTCTTTAGAACAAGCACAGACAGAGTTAGAAAAGCGTAAAATGCAGACTGAATTAGACTTGTTAGGGTTGTTCAAGTAACACCCACAAGTCTAGCGTTTAATGCTATAATGACTTTAGTAAGAAAATAACTTGTAAAGGAGCGATATATTTGACACGTGAGGAAATGTTAGCCAAAGCGCAAGAATTACTTGATAAAGGCGAAATCGAAGAAGCTCGCTCAATGATTGCCAGTATCAAAGAATTAGATGTTGAAACTCGCGCAGTAGCTAATGAAGAGGATAAAGAGGAAACACCTAAGTCTGATGATGAACCAAAAGGCGAACCTAAAAACGAAGATAAAGAACCTCAAAACGAGGATAAGCCAAAAGAGGATAAACCAGCAGACGATAAGGAAGAACCAAAAGATACAGAGGATAAACCGAAAGAGGATGCGCCAAAAGATAAAGAAGAGCGCTCACTATTAAAAGACAAAGGAGATAAAGACAATATGGAAGAAGTAGTATTAAACGGAAAAGAAACAGCTGGAAAGGAAGTAACAGAGGTTCGCTCGTTCTTAAATTACTTACGTAGTAAAGAGGTAGGACGTTTGCCAGAACAACGCGCATTACCAGCAGATTTAGCGGGTATGAAATCAGAAGATGGTAAAGCCGTAATTCCAGAGGAAATTATTACAAAAGCTCGCATGTTACCTGAAACTGTGGTAGACTTACGTAATAAAGTAACACGTCAAAAAGTAACACATGCTGTTGGTAAATATCCAATCTTGCAAGCTAACAAAGCAGTTCTAGCTTCTACAGAAGAATTGTTAAAAAACCCAGATTTAGAAAATCCAAAATTCACAGAAGTTCAATATGAAATTGAAACTTACCGCGGTCAATTAGCCGTTGCGCAAGAAGCTTTGGATGATTCAGACGACGATTTAGCTGGTATTATTGCACGCCACATCCAACGCCAAGGATTGAACACTGCTAACAAAGCGATTGCTACAGAGTTGAAAACAGCAGAAGCAGTAACCGCAACAGGGATTGACGAAATCAAAACAGCAATTAACACTGGTTTCGACCCAGCTTATAATTTAGAGTTCTTAGTATCTCAATCATTCTATAATGAAGTAGACTTATTGAAAGATGCAGAGGGTCGCTACTTATTGCAACCATCATTAAGTGCGAAATCTGGTAAAATGTTATTAGGTTTAGACGTAACTGTTTTAGCGGATGAGTTAATTGGAACCAACAAAGGTGATAAAGTTGCTTTCTTAGGTCAACCAGATGCCTTTGTAACATTCTTTGACCGCGTAGACACAACTGTACGATGGGTAGAAAACATGTACTATGGGCAAGTATTATCAGTTGCAATGCGTTTTGATTGCAAAGTGGTAGACCCAGCCGCTGGGAAATACATTACTTTAAATGTAACTAAACCCTAGTACGCCACCTGTGGTAGGGCAGGTGACACCAGCAGAAACAAGCGTAACAATTGAATTAACTTAAACACTAGCGGGTGGGGCAATCGCCCTATCCGCTTTTAATTATAAAAAAGGAGAGTGCAAACATGCCTAAAAAATTTAATGTATACAAAAAATCAGGTGAAAAGATTGTGACAGAAGCAACATCACCAGTAACAATCACAGGGTTAACAGCTTCAACAGAGTATGCAAAAGGTGATTTTCAAGTAACCGCAATTGAAGATGGTAAAGCAGAATCTACTAAAGTAGATGTACCAGCGTTTACTACCACAGCACCAGCAGAATAAAGGGCTATTATAGCCCTTTTTTATTAAGGAGGTATGATAATGTTAACATTAGAAGAGGTTAAAAACAACCTACGTTTAGACTATGATTCAGATGATTCTTACATTACGATGTTAATTGATGCTAGCACGATGTTTATCTTAGGGGCTATTGAAGTAAAGACAACGCCAGATGATGAGCGATTTAAAACGTGCCAGTTTATGTTGGTTTCTCTTTGGTATGAAAACCGTGTACCAGCAACAAGCGCACTACAGCAAGATGTACCATTCACAATCCAAGCGCTTATCTGGCAATTAAGGGGGCTACGTGATGGCGATACCAACACAACATCTTAATCAAAAGATAACCATTCAAGAAAAAACGCAATACAAAAACGATAAATTTGAATGGGTGACAGATTGGGAAGATAAAGCTACTATCTGGTGTAGTGTCAAACAACAATATTACAAAGACTTCCAACAAACATATGGAACAAGCTTACAAGATACAACAAATTTTGTTGTTAGATATGAGCAACGCTTTCAATTACAAAATGATATGCGGGTTGTTTACAAGGGTATTAATTATGAAATTGTATCTATTTTAGAGGGTAGTTATGATAGAGATTTTACGACCTTGGTTTGTAAGAGGGTGGCTAAATGAGTAAAACCAATTATACGGACTTTTCAGAAGTATACAACGCACTGAACGCAATTGGAAAGAATGCAGACCGCATCACGGTGAAAGCTCTTAATCATGCGGGAGAGATTGCTAAAAAGGAATTAGCAAAGCGCTCACCTTATTTTGATGGTAAAAAATATGCTAACAAATTTCAAAGCTACAAGAAAGAGCATATGAAAGACCATACGGTAGCCAGTAGGGCAAGCAAAAACAAGTTTGAGGTAGAAGTTGGTTACGATTCAGATGTATCATGGCGTATTCATTTTACAGAACTAGGTACAATCAGACAAAGACCCCAACATTTCATAGAAAAAACAATCAAAGATATTGAAGATGAAGTACAACAAATCATATTGAAAGCAATGAAAGAGGTGTTTTTAAAATGACATTACCTATTTTACAAGTAGCGCAAACGATAGACAATGAATATAAAGAGTTGAACGTGTTCACAAACGAAGTACCAGAAGAGTTTATTAGTTTGCCAAAGCTACCAATTTGTAGAGTATCAGAATTAGATATGCGATACTCAACCTATGCTAGCGAGAATCCTAACTACTATGATACATATATTCAGGTAGATATATGGTTAAGTAGCTTAGCAGATGTTGAAAAATACTATCTAGCAATAGATACAACGATGCGCGCGGATAACGTACAATGTACTTACAGCACGCAAACATACGACCCAGATTTAGAGGGTTCATACCGCATTGTTAAGCGCTATGTAATAAGTAATAGGGTTGTCTAAGTAACACCCTATTCTTATTCATTTAATGATATAATGATTCTAGTAAGAAAATAACAATTAAAGGAGAGAAATCTATATGGCAGTAGTAGGCTTTAAAAAAGCAATTATTTCCGTGCCTAAAGCAGAGGGAAATGGAGTAGACCAATACACAATTGATAAAACAGGTGGAGGTACTATTGAAGCATCTATTTCAGGTATTTCAGCAGAACAAACAACAGTGTACGCGTCTAACGTACCTATTTGGGTATCAGCTAAAGGCGTAGGAGAATTGACATGCTCATTAAACGTATTTGACCTTTATAAAAATGGCGTTTATGAAAAAATCTTAGGTATTACACGTGATGAACAAGGTATCGCAATTGTGGGTGAAGATTCAGAAGCACCTTACGTATCAGCGGTATTTGTAGCAGACGGAGCAGACGGCAAAGAAATGTACTTTGGTTTAGTAAAAGGACGTTTCAGCCATCCAGAGATTGCATTAAATACAACTGAATCTGGAGGTACAGAACCTAACACAGAAACGATTGAGGGTTCATTTGTAACAGATGACCGCGGGTTTGCATATATGAGTGCTGTTTCAAGCGAAGAATTAACACTTGACAAATTCTTAGCTAAAGTAAACAACGTTAGTTTGCCCTAGTACGCCACCTGTGGTAGGACAGGTGACACCCGCAGAAACAACTGCAACAATTGAATTAACTTAAAAGAGAGGGTAAAACCTCTCTTTTTTATTGTCTAAACTGGTTTCACTAAGGCACACAATCGCGTATTTTAATGTTATAATAGCTTTAGCAAATAAGAAAACGGAGGAATTATATCATGAAAAAACAAACAAAATCATTTAGTATTGACTTAATTATTGACGGAAAGAAACGTAAATTCACGAAAAAAGGCGTAAAAGTTAAAACAATGCGTAGTATTTTGAAATATTATAGAGATATGGAAGAAATGACGGAAGCCATGGCACGCGGTGAAAAGGTGGATGATTTAGCTGTTTTAGATTCCATGATTGTTTTACTTGTTGAAATTTTTGAAATGCCAGAGGTAACTTTTGAAGCAATTGAAAACTCTATTGAATTAGAAGATATTTCAAACATTTTAGAAAACATCTTAGGAACTATTATGGGTGTAGATGAATCAAAGGAAGCCTAGAGGACTGTGACAATTTTTCGTGGGATGAACAAATAGAATCACTGAATAAACTTTACAACTCGTATATGGAGGGGGGGTGGACTGTTAACGATGTAAGTGAAGCAGACTACCTCCTTTTATTAGAATTATTCAATGATGATAAAAAAGAAAAAGAAGAGAAACAAGACCCACTAGCATTCTTTGGTACAGTCCTAACACCGCAAGACTACGCAAGAGCGAAAGGAGAAATTAGTTAATGGCAGAGAAACCTATTGGAAGTATGAAGTTTGGTATTGGCGTAGATGGTTTAGACCAGACTATCACTACATTAGATAAACTGAATAAGGCTATCAAACAACAAGAAAGTGCAATGAAAGCTAATCTTTCAACCTTTGATAAGGCTGGTGTAAGTGCTGAAAAGCTACAGCAGAAAGAGAAAGACCTAGCAACAGCTACTGACTTACAAGCCAAAAAAGTTGACATTTTAACTAAACGCCGTGATGATGCAATTAAAAAATACGGTGAAGAATCAGACCAAGTACGTAATTTAAACACTCAAATCAATAACGCAAGCGCAAAATACAACAATATGCAACGCGACTTACAAAAGACAACCGCGGAGCTTGTCAAGTTTGAGAATGGTTTAGGTAGCGTAGGTAAAGACTTAAAAGAGAACGCAAAAGACTTCAACACCCAAGCCAATGCAATGGATAAAGCGGGCGACAAAATGGGTGCATTGGAAACAAAACAAGCTGGTTTAAAACGCCAATCAGACTTATTAAAACAAGCTATTTCAGGTCAAGAAAACGCAATCCAACAATTAACACAAAAGTTTGGTAAAAGCTCTACAGAAGTAGGTAAAGCAGAACAAGAATTAGCAGAGTTTAAACGACAACTAAACAACACAGATAGCGAACTAGATAGCGTATCTAAAGGTATGCAAGAGTTAGGTAAGTCAAGCGGTGAAACCAGTGAGGGCTTAGGCTTAGCAAGTAAAGGACTACAAGGTTTAGTTGCTGGTGTTGGTATGTCTGTAGCTACCAAAGCTATGGATATGATTAGTGATGCAGTGGGCGAAGTTATTGACAATATCAATTCTGGTATTGAAGCCGTTGACCGTTTCAAAGCCGCCTTTGATTGGGATGCAGAAAGCGCACAAGCTGTTTCACGTTTAGCAAATGAACTCGTTGCGGAGGGTTTAAGTGATAACCTAGATGAAGTGGCGCAGTCTATGATTGACGTTCAAAACGCAATGGGTAACATGGGTATGGATGATGAAACACTACAAAACATGACACGTAACGCAATAGCATTCGCAAAGGCAACAGGTGGGGATGCTAAAGAAGCTATCCGCGGTGTATCGCGTATGATGCAAAACTTTGGTATTGAAGCTGATTATGCGTGGGATTTAATGGCACGCGGAGCATCACTTGGTTTAGACCAGACAGATGAATTAGGCGACAACATGGCTGAATACTCTCAACTTTGGGGTCAAATGGGCTTTAGCGCTTCTGAAACATTTGAAATGCTACAGAACGGACTAGATAACGGAGCATACAACTTAGATAAAGTCAATGACTTAGTCAAAGAAATGGGTATATCATTAACTGATGGTCGTTTCGAAGATAACATAGGTATGTTTAGTGGTAAAACACAAGAGCTATTCCAAGCATGGAAAAACGGTGGAGCAACGCAAGCGCAAGTAATTCATGCTATGATTGATGACTTTGGTAATATGGAGGGGCAATATGATGCCTTAAACAAAGCGGGTACTATTTGGAGTGCATTAGGTGAAGATAACTCACTACAAGTTATCAAATCATTAAACAATACCACAATGGCATATGAAAATGTTGAGGGCGCTCAAGAAAACATGAACAACGCAATGAGCAACACAACAGGAATGGATGCCTTTAAATCATCATTAAAAGCAGTTGGAAATGAAATTGGTATCTCATTAAATCCAATGTTTGGCGCAATGGCTAGCGGTATTACTAACTTTACCAAGAAAGTTCTACCAATGATAGAACCAGCTTTGAAAAAGATGTGGGAGTACGCACAACCTATCCTAGAAAAGTTAACACAGTATCTAGGCACATCATTCAAAGTTGCGGGCGACATTATGGGTACAGTTATCAAGTATATTTCAGATGAACTAATACCTTATATTATGCCTAAGTTACAAGCGTTAGGCGACCGTTTAGGCGCTGTTTTTGATAGAGTTACTAAATGGTGGGATGAAAACGGAAAAGGTATCATGGAAGCAATAAAGAAATGGTTGGAATTATTAACGCCAATCTTTAAAATTGCAATTGATATTGTAATGAGTTTTGTAGATTCCGTAGTTGGTTTGATTGAGGGCTTCTTTGATGTTATTGAGGGTGCAACAAAAATCTTCAAAGGTATTTTTAACGGAGATTGGAAACAAATGTGGGATGGTATCAAGCAATTAGTTTGGGGTGCTATTCAAGTAATTTGGAACTGGATTAATATTTCATTCTTTGGTAAAATATTAAAAGGTGTCAAAGGGTTTGGCGGAACGTTTAAGAATGCTATTTCTAGTATGTGGACAGCGGTTAAAAACTTCTTTAAAGGAGGTATAGCCAATGTAAACGGAGCTATTTCAGGATGGTTCAGTAATTCAACACGTATTGTAACAAACCTTAAAAATAGTGTATCTGGAACAATTTCATCACTTTGGAAAGGTATTAAAAACACCTTTAGTAATGGAATTGATACAATTATTCGCTGGTTTAGTAGTTTACCACAACGGTTAGGTGATGCCATTTCTAGAGGTGCGGGACATGTAACTGGTGCATTTAAAGGCATCTTTAATAAGGTATTAAAAGCTATTGGCGGTCCAGTAAATGGTATTATTGGAGGGGCAAACTGGGTATTAGAAAAATTCGGAGCGCCACAAATACCACGCTGGGATGTACCACAATATGCGAACGGTACAGATGGTCACATTGGCGGACCTATGGTTGTAAATGATGGTGCGGGAGCTGAAATGGTGATTGCGCCTAACGGTCAAGCAATGATACCTAAAGGGCGTAACGTTATGATGAATGCACCAGCTGGTACACAAGTGCTTAATGCTAAAGAAACATCAATGGTATTAGGTAAAAAAGGACGTGTACCATTCTATAAAAACGGAACTGGTTTCTTAGATGGTGTCCGCGATATGTGGGATAACACAAAGAGTTGGGTTGGTAATGGTATTCATAAGGTAAAAGAAACCATTGGCGATATTATGGACTGGGCAAAAAAACCTCTTGACCTAGCTAGAAACGCTATCATGGGTGCTATCAATTTAGATGGTATCACAGGTGTAGCATTAGATATGGCAAAAGGTTTAGGAACAAAAGCCACACATGCATTTGCTGAAAAAGTGAAAGCACTCTTCAAGAAAAAAGAAGAGGAGGAACGTGTTAGCGGTCCAGTAGATGGCAACTGGCGACCACTCATCATCAAGGCATCCAAAGAGATGGGTGCAAATGCAAGTGAAAGTGAAATCAACGGTATTTTAGCGCAGATTCAACGCGAATCAGGTGGTAATGAGAAAATCGTTCAAAGTTCAGCAGTTTGGGATGTCAACACTGCCAGCGGAAATCCAGCACGTGGGCTTTTGCAGTACATTCCACAGACGTTTGATGCTTACAAAGTAAAAGGTCACGAAAACATTTATAGTGGTTATGACCAGTTACTAGCATTCTTTAATAACACTAACTGGCGACAAGACTTACCTTATGGTAAATCTGGTTGGGGTCCATCTGGTGGACGTGTGAGAGGTTATTATAATGGTGGTATTGCAAAAAGCCCACAATTGGCAACACTCGCAGAGAACGGCTATCCAGAGTTTATCATTCCAACAGAGCCAGCTAAACGAGGAAGAGCGATGGCATTACTTAACCAAGCTAAACAAGCTTTAGGGGTTAAGGATGAACGCAACACTCCTAAGCAAGGCACTGCAACGGACTTTGCAACACTGGTTTCATTAATGCAACAGCAGAATGAATTATTGCAAGCTATCTTAGCTAAAAATACAGATGTTGTATTAGATGGTAAGAAAGTAAACAAAACACTAAACGAATTAGACAGAACGGCAGAACGTAATCGTTCACGTGATTTAGGTTTAATTTAATTTTAAAAACCTCCTTTACAAGGGGGTTTTTTTGTGTTATAATACTAGTAGATTAAAAGATAAAGGAGAATGAGAATGGCAGAAAAATATGATTTTTTAAGAAGCTTCACTTTTGGCGGTAACGAAACAAGCCATCTTTTCCAGATAGCTAAAGTTAATATCCCTTTTTTGTCTAAAGAAAATGATTTTTTCACAGTTGGGAATACGGATGGTAAACACTTTAGAAATACGCGCCTAGGTGACTTTAGTATAACTATAGATGGTTTCATTATCACAGACAACAGTGGTATGAGTGTTTCAGATACTAAGGATGAGTTAGTAAAATTAATCAATAGTGATGAACCTCAACAGTTAATTTTAGACTTGTTCCCAGATAGGTATTTTAATGCTATCTATACAGGTACACAAGAGTATGATGCAACAGACCCTAAATATACACCTCTCACTTTAGAGTTTGATGTACCTGACGGATTGGCACACGCTATCAATCCAGCTGGATTTACAAATGTAAAAAGCGGTAATGTTAATTTAATCTATGATAGTGAGTTCACTAAGATTGACCAGTATTTAAAACCGTGGGTTAAGGTGTTAACTGAAAAGAGATTGAACTCTACAGTAGTAGGTGCAGACTTCACTAGTGGTATTCCATATGATTATGATAGAAACAGTACGAAAGGGCAAGCATGGTTTCAAATGAATCAATACACTAGACGGATGATACCAACACTTAAAAAAGGTGATAGGGTTGTATGTGGTATTACTTTCAAGAGTTATATTGATGATGATGTACCAGAAGTTGCTGGTGCGCTTATTTTAGAAGAATGGGGCGATGCACCACTACGAATCTTAAAACGTCACACAAGAGAAATACCAAAAGGCACAACAGATTGGCAACACTTCTTTTTAGACATCCGTATAGAAAACGAAAATTGCAAAGGTATTAATTTAGCGTTTGGCGCGTATGGTGATGCGTTTAGCGTTGCTTGGTCAAGACCTTACATGTATTTAAACCCAGAACAAACAGGCGTATATATTCCATCAGAGTTCCAATATGAGGAAAACCTAACTATTCAAAATAATGGAACATACAAGTCCTATCCAACGTATAGTTTTAAAATGAATAGTGACAATGGTTTCTGTGGTTTAGTGGATGGTAAAGGTAATGTGTTACAATTTGGATACCCAGCAGAAAAAGATTATATTGAAAAGACAAAAGTTGAAACAGTTAAATGGTGGTCATTTTGGGGTAATACGTTACCACCTGAATTTAAAGTCAACGAGGGGTTCGTTTCTAGTTATCCTAACTATGCTGGCGACCCAAGCAAACCAAACATTTTTGACGGCTCTATAGATATGGCAAAAGACCCAAACAGTGCAACCCCTGTGTTTGGTAGTGCAAACGACCAATATTGGCATGGACCTAGTATGGTTGCTATTATTCCACCTAGTTCTACTAATGATAGAACACTACAATTCACAGCGAATATACGTTTCAATTTCAGGTTTGATAGAGCTATTCAAGCTATGGGGCGTATGGAAATGAACTTAGTTGACACTACAGGCGAGTATATTATGGGTGTTGTGTTCCGTGATTCTACTACAACAAGTGACAATATTCTAATGGAAATCATATATCAAGGCAAAGTTGTATATACCTATACATTAGATAAAAAGAAATTTGCTAACGGTTGGCGTGAAATTAATCTGGAACGTTTGAGCGATAAACTAGTATGGCGTTTGTGTTCCATTAAGAACTTAAACAAAAATGATAATGTGAATATCAAAGATGAATACAAGTATATCATTAATGAAAAGAACACACAGAATATCTACGAGTTTGGAACTTGGTTTCAGCGTTGGCGCTCTAATCAACATATATTAATGGATATTACAGATGCTAAAATGAGATGGAAAGACACGCCTTATTTACAAGATGTTAAAAACGTATTCCAAAATGGCGACCTAGTAACGATTGATACAGCAACAAGGACATTGTTGGTAAATGGTACAGTCAACGGACAATTAAACACACTAGGTAATGATTGGGAGAAATTCGTTTTACCAGTGGGTGAAACCATTATAAAACCAGTATTTTCTGATTTTGCATTAAATCCAGAAGTGTCTGTTAGCGTAAATGAGAGATATTTATAGGAGGAATGGATATGGATTTTTATATTACAGATAGAACTTTTAAACTAGAAACAGTGGTTTCTACAAACGGAAGTACACAATTTAAAGTTATTAGTGCGGAGGATGTTTCTAACTTGGAAACATCTTCTCGTAGAATGACTATGGAAATTAGTTTCACACCTGAAACAACAGGGTTAGCCAAAGACTTTTTTAAGGTTGGTAACTACGTTTTGTATATTGACTTAAATGGGAAATATGAGTGGATGACTATTCTTAAATCAAAACACGACCCACTAACACAAGTTAGAACTCTTGAATGTGAGGATGCTGGCTTAGACTTACTAAATGAAACAGTGGGTGAGTATAAAGCAGACAAAGCGTATAACATTGCGTACTACATTAATAAATTCACTTACGATAGTGGGTTTACAATTGGTTTAAATGAAATTAGTAAGCTAACACGCAAACTAGAATGGGAGGGTGAAGCTACGGCTTTAGAGCGTATCCAATCAGTAGCCACACAGTTTGACAATGCAGAGATTGAGTTTCGTTTTGAGTTTAGAGGTAACGAGCTGGTACAGAGATATATTGATATTAAAAAGAAACGTGGTACAGATGCTTTTCACAGATTATACGTAAATAAAGATGTGCATTCTATTGTGGTGGAAGAAGATATTTATGAACTTGTAAATGCTATTTATGCAACAGGTGGAACACCAGAGGGTGCGGAAAACCCTATTAACTTAAAGGGTTATTCATGGACAGACCCAGATGGTAGATTCACATTAAATAAGTCAGATGGTATTATACGTGATACGCAGAACATTAAACAATGGTCCAGAACTAACACAAATTCACACTATTTCTTACAGCATAAGACATGGGAAACAACAGATAAGAAAACCTTAGTCAATAATGTGGTTTCCCATTTAAAGAAATACAGTCAACCAGTGATTAATTATGTAGTGGATATTGCAAACATTCCAGACATGTTACAAGTTGGCGATACCGTTGAATTAGTTGACGAAAACGAAAAACTATATCTTAGTTCACGTGTTCAACAGTTAACGTTCAATTATGAATCTGGTTCATGCGAAGCCGTATTATCTGATTTTGTTCGTTTAAGTTCAGGTATTGCGGAACAATTAAGAGATATTCAAATAAATATAAAGAATGATACTACAGCTAAATTCAATAGTGTACCACGTGTTTTTGTACAAGAGGAAGAGCCAGCAACACCAAAAGAAAATGATATCTGGTGGGTTCAAGAAACCGTGCAACCTACTGTAGAGCCAGCTAGATTATTGAGATTGAGCGATGTGCAACCATTAGAAGCTACACCAAAAGCAGAGTCTGAAAAGCGTGTTAATGCGTACAAGGTATATAAAGATGGTCAATGGCAAGACCAAACAATTGACCAATCTGTATTGAATATTGAAACGTTAAATGCGGTTAACATTAATGGTTCAATTATTAATGGTTCTGAATTTATCAATACATGGAATAAAACAGAGCCTATTAGTGGTGGTCAAGCACGCAGACAAGGAACAACTGTAATTAGTGATGGTGCTATTGTACAAGATAATGATACCTATATCATTCCAACAGGCTCAACATTAGAAAAACTTAGAACGGAAGAGAGTACAACAATTCAGTATGGGCAAATTCTTAATAGCACCAACAACTATGATGTTGCAACAGGTACAACTATAGAGAAAAAATCTCATGGTTTACTTTCATCAAGTCGCGTGTATCTAAGTGAGTTAGACTATACAAAAGCTAATACAGAAGTAAACCAACAGGCAACATTAGAACCAAGAGGTCTTACATTCGTAACCACGACTAGGGAGGGTGATGGACTAGCAAAAATTACAGGTACAACAGAGTTAACTGGTGGGTTAATCAAAGTTAATGGTCACAGTCCTAACATGTCCGCATGGGGTGAGGGTGTAAATACCCTCAACGCAAAAACTACTAACCTATTCAAGTTTGGTGGTTTGGTTGCTCTAGGTTTTAACACAGATATTAATGCTTTAAATAATTTTGTACAACCCGCTAGTACAAACGATGCGTTCCAAGCACAGCGCGATGCTAGGATAAAAATGCAAGCCACAGTGTTAATGCAGGGCGACAACGCGACTACCTCATCAGACTATGCGTATTGTAAATTACAAGTTAAAAATACCTATAATGAGTTGAAAACTACATCAGGAGGGGTAATGTTATCCTCCGCAATTGGTACGGGCGCAAGCGATTCTGTGCGTTTACAATGGGTTGGTACAGCAACCGTTGTATTTGATGTTAAGGCTGGTCAATGGTTCGGTTGTGTATTAGAGTTACGACCTAGCAGAAACAACTTGATGGCAATGCGTTTGGTAAACGTTCAATTAGAAGAATGGTTCCCAACTGCATAACACTATAAAACACCTCTTTTTAGGGGTGTTTTTATTTGCGTTTTAACGTATATTTACATTACTTTTAATCTGAAAAACGCTTAGAATGCGCGTATGAAGCACTCCATTTCCCTTAAATCTTTGGTATACTATATTAGTAGCTGAAAGGCGGTGATAATACTAAGATAGGAGATGTAAGACGTGGAAGAAAAGGACTTTATGGAAATAAAAGTACAACTAGCTAGAATTGAATCTAATTTAGAGGGTATACCAGAATTAAAGAATGAGTTGAAAGCCAATAATAACTTATTGAGTGAAACCCATCATCGTTCTATTCAGAATGAAAAGGATATTGCTAGTATAAACGACCGCTTAACATGGCTAACGCGCACCGTATCAGGCGCTATTATTGTTGCCGTTATTGGAGCAATTATAACAATATTATAAGGAGATGATATAGGATGGATTGGAAAGCACGTATCAAAAACAAGGCATTTTGGGTTGCATTAATTCCAGCAGTAATTGTATTAATTCAAGTTGTGGGCAACATTTTTGGATTAGACCTATCAAATCTAACTGGTTTAAGTCAACAATTACTTGACGTGGTTAATGCAGTATTCGTAGTATTATCAATTTTAGGGGTTGTGATAGACCCTACAACAAATGGAATCAAAGACAATAAGGAGGACAAATAATTGAAATTAAAAAATATTTTATTAACAGGTGTAGCTTTAGTAACCATTGGTTTGACTGGTGGAATGAAAGCAGATGCTTACGAGATTAACAACGAGTTCAATTTAGCACCTTGGGAGGGTTCAGGACAGGTTGCGTATCCTAACAAGATTATTCTTCATGAAACGGCTAATGAACGCGCTACAGGACGTAATGAAGCTACTTACATGAAAAATAACTGGTTCAATGCTCACACAACCGCTATTATTGGTGATGGTGGGATTGTCTATAAAATCGCACCAGAGGGCAACGTAACATGGGGTGCTGGTAATGCAAATCCATATGCACCTATTCAAATTGAGTTACAACACACTCACGACAAAGAGTTATTTAAAAAGAACTACAAAGCGTATATTGACTATACCCGCGACATGGGTAGAAAATACGGTATTCCTATGGTATTAGACCAAGGTAGTTCTGTTTGGGATAAAGGTGTGGTTTCTCATAAGTGGGTATCAGATTATGTATGGGGTGACCACACAGACCCTTATGGATATTTAGCAGAAATGGGAATCAGCAAAGCACAACTTGCTAAAGACTTAGCTAATGGGGTGTCTGGTGAATCAGTAAAACCAACACCAAGTAAACCAAAGACATTCAAAAAAGGTCAAAATGTTTACATCCATAACGGTCACAAGTCACACAATGGTCCTGTAGTACCTTTTGTAGCTGGTGCTAGTCTATGGACACAAGTAGGTACAATTACAGAAGTTAAACAAGGTGCAGTAAATCCTTACAAGATTGAAAACAGCGGTAAATTTGTAACATATGCTAACGCTGGCGACTTAGAGGACCTTAACACTAAGTTCCCACCAAAACCAAGTAAACCAGTTAATCAGTTTACAATTGGTGTAGATGCTATTATTTTACGTAGTGGACGACCAAGCGTATATGCGCCAGTATACGGAACATGGAAATACGGTGCAGTGTTTAAGTATGATGAAATCGCAGTTGGTGATGGTTATGTATGGATTGGTGGAACAGACACTAATGGTACACGCATCTATTTACCAATTGGACCAAACGATGGCGACCCTAACAACACGTGGGGTACATTAGTATAAAACAAAAAGACACCCTATATAGGGTGTCTTTATTTGCGTTTTAATGTATAATCACCTTACTTTTCACCTGAAACGCGCTTAGAATGCTCCTCTCACACAAGGTTTTCTAGGATATTGGGTGCATATCCACCTGTTACCATAGGTGCGCCATTACTATTGAACACAACTGGTAAAGAACGAAACCCGCATTCCATTAAAAATTCTAATGCACTCAAATCTTCATCTACATTAATTTCTTTATAGCTAACTCCTAACTCTTGTAATTTCCGTTTTGTCATTTTGCAAGGCATGCAATTGTTTTTAGTATATACTGTAATCATTTAAATTCCTCCTATTAATATTCATCAAAATATAAATCTGATACTTTAACTGTGAACTGTTTTTTACTTCTATCAAATACATAGTAAACAGTGGCAGTTTCATTATTCATATTAACTACTTTTACAATTCCTCCATCAGGGTGTCTGTCTGTTAAATAATAAGCACTGATAAGTATTTTTTTCATTTCTATTACTTCCTCTCTTTATCTTATACTAATAGTATACATTATCAGCGCTTATTTGTATTTAGATTTAAATAAGATATTGATTAGAATTTTCTAATCAATATAATTTTTTACTTCCACTGGTTTGAATCCTTGTGCTTTACGTTCATGATGTGCTTGTTCAATACGTTCTTTCCAGTTCTCACCAAACCATAACTCTAGCGTATCTTCCACTTGTCCAATATAATAATCTTTGTCAATTTCATATAATTGGATACCATGTCCGCACGCTTCATTAGAAATAATATAATTTTCTGGTGCGTTTGGAACTGCTTTACAATATGAAGTATTATCTACATATTCATCTGCTTCAACATCTAAAGAAGTACCCTCTTTTACTTTCCATAAGGTAACGGCTTTTTCTGGGTCTTTAATGGCAAACACACGGTTAACCTTTTGTGCCTTGGTTTCATTCCCATAATAATCACGTGTAACAGTACCGTCAAACGTCCACCCAGTTTTAGAGATAATCTGGAATTGACGAATATCTTCGCATTCATATATAAACTCTTTGTAATCTTTACCAGCTACTAAGTAATTGATAAAGGCATTAGATACCACAGCTTTTGATACTTTCATTCCACCAGTCAAACCAATAGCACCTTTTATTTTTACTTTACCTTTAGGTGTGACACCAATATAGTTATTTACATCTTTTTGCCATATTTCTGAAAATTCATCTTTATCTAATGTAATGCCAATACGTTCTGAAAATTCATCTAAAGCTTCATCAATTGCTTGTTCATCAGCTTCACTGTTAGGTATATATGCGTGGCAGTCTGTATTAGATTGAATGAAATCTGCTTTACCTTTAATAATTTCATACATATTTGTCATAATTAACTGACCTGTGGCACATACTAAGAACTGGTTTCTAGGGTCATATAAATCGTTAAATTCTGCTCCTGATGCACCAAACTTAGTATTTAGAGGTAATTTTAATCCGTTAACCATTAACCACGTTGGAACATCTAAACCACTAATGTTAACCGCATCATCTTCTAAATACTTAGCATCCATACGTTGTTGCAATAAGTCACCATAACGATGAATCTTATCTTCTGGTATATTACGTGACAATAAGTTAAATTGTTCCATAGTGTTAGGGTACAGCGAACCAAAATCACGCATTAAGAAGCGACCAATATGGATATAACTAGGTTTTGCACCATGTACACCACCACTACCATATACTAATGTATAGCCATCCTCGTCCGTATACTCTAGTGACACGTTCAATTTACCATCTTCATTTAATTCAAACTCATGGTTTAAATAGGCTTCTCTAATTTCAGGTGTGTTCACTTCTAAGCGTTTATCTAATGTTAAGGGTTGTGTTAGGTCGCCACGTACTTCCGTTTTAACTGCGCCTAACATTCTAGCTGTTAAATTAGCATTAGTTTTCATTAAATCCATTTTATCCATATCAAACATAAGCAAGATAACCGCTTTAGCTACTAACATTGGTAAATTCTGTTCAAAACGTTTTTCAGTTCCTAGTACGTCATTCTTACAGTATCCAATGTTTTTCTTTTTCTCTTCATCCGTTAATGGTCTGTCAAGTTCAAAGTCTACTTCTGTTTCTTTAATGTCTAAACCTAAAAATGCGCAGTGTTCTTTCAAACTCCAACCCTTATTATCTTGGTATAGGTCCATTCCAAAAAGTGGTGTCTTATGGCTATCAAACATCTTATATGCAAGCCCTCTATCATCTGACTTGATAACGACATTAGATAATTGAAATGCGTTTTTACCTTGTAAATATGCACGCATTACTGTATTATCATATGAAGCGTTATTATATCCAATAAACATAGAATCACGATATTCAAGATAAAATTGACGTAGTGCATCTAAATCATTGTTAATAATGTACCACTTTTTAGTGAAGTAGTCACGGAATACAAATAAGCTATCATGTTTAAATATCTCAATATCAAACAGTAAAATTGTTTGTTTTGATAACGCTACCTTTGGTTTCTTTGGAATCTCGTTACCTTTAGAAATTACTCTAATTGGATTTACTGTAGCGAAACCATTACTAAAACTTACATCTACTTTTAAGCGGTCACCTACGTTAATGTTTTGCCACTTTTTCCAGTCTAACTTTCTGAACTTCATAATGTAAGAAGTAACGTCACGCCCATCTGTTAGTGAGCGTAGCTTAATCAATTTCATTTCTTTACCTTTTTGTGATAACTTATGCTCTGCGTGTGTTACTACCACATCATGAACCCCAGCAGTCATAGGGTCATAACTCTTAGAATTACCATTTAAGTTGCTGAAAATGTCTAACAATAATTTTGCTAGAGGTTTATTTTCGTCAAAATTTGCAATGTTTTGCATATGTTTTCCTCCCTTTGTGTTACATTAATAGTTTACTTTACAATTACAATTCTGTCAAGTGTTTTCGTTGCCAATTTTAAATCTTTTTCAAGAAAACCCTCTGTGGCGCCATTGGTAAAACGTACTATACACTCCCATCCGTCTACTGGCTTAAATAGTTTAGCCAATAAAACAACCTTGTCACCTTTGTTGCCAATACCTCCTAAATTATCATGTTTCAATTCTAAATATTGTCCTAACTTAAAATCTGATTTTTGCATTGCATTAACCTCCTACCTATCTTACACTCATAATATATCACAATAACAAAAGAAAGTCAACCATTTAGGTCAACTTTCTTTAAAATATTTTAAAATGGTAGGTCGTCATCACTAATATCTAAACCAGTATCCTCTACCACATCAGTCTTAGCTGGTTTCTTTGGTTGGTCCTCTGGGTCAAGTGGTAAAGCTTCAAGCCAACCAAATGGGCTATTTTGGTCTAGCGGGTTTTTATTCACTGAACAGTCTACTACTAAGCCTACTGCTTTTTCTGCTGTTTCCCATGAAATATTTACATCTTCAAAAATTTCGTTGAAACGTACTTTCGCTTTTTGCAATTTAGCTGGGTTAGGAATGAACATTTTTTTCTTAGCTAACCATGTACTTGTATTAAAGTTAAATGCGTAATAGTGTTCTTTGTGTTCTACCACTACTGCACGTCCTTTAGGGCTATCTTGAATTGCTACAATAGGCGCTTTTTTAATACGTTTCAAAGTAACCTTTGGTTTTTCTACTTTAATGAAACCAGAACCCTCTTTGAAGTACGCTACACCGTTTTTAACGTCAACCCATAACTTAATTTTTGCATCTTCTTCAAATGCACCACCAGCAACCTCTAAAGCATCCTCATATGCTTTTTCAGCATCTTTTGATTCTTCCCATTCTTCTGTTTCTTTGTTGTATTGTTTTTTGTATGCTACAGCATCATAGATTGCTGAATAGTCTAATTCAGCTACCTGTAATTTTGTTGAAATTTCTGAATCCTCTACACTTACAATTACTAATTCTTTTAATTCTGACATAATAAAATTCCTCCAATTTGTTTGTTGTTTTATTTACTTGATTAGTATAACATATTTTCCCTTACTTGTGTACCTTATAAACCTACCTCCCACTCAATACCTAAGTCTTTTAGTTTGGCTAAGTCTGATGTCTTAACCTTAATAATACTATACTCTATTTCTTTAGGTTTGTCAAGTGGTTTCACATCATTTCCTGTTAAAATAATAATTTCAGGAACTTTTGTTTTCTTCACGCGTTCTTGCTCTTTTTCTAAACGCTTGCGTTCTGCCATCATTTCTTGATAGTCTTTAATGGCTTCATCCATATTGAAACCATTCTTAGAGTAACTCATTAGAATCGCAGAACGTTCATCTTTGTTACTTACAACCTCTTTTAGGTCTGAATAGTCTTGTTTAAATAGTTCAAAGTACATTACAATAGCTTGCGTGATGGTTTTCTGCGATGTTGCCTTGTTGGTTACTAAGCTTCTGTTTTTTGCTATAAATTTATCAAAAGATAACCACTTAGGCGCATTATATGAAACCTGATATTTAATAAATAGCTCTTTGATTTTCTCTTTCCGTAGCTCTTGCTCTGCGTAGGTGTATTCTTTAATTTGTGAATCAATTGATGTAATAGCACTTTGCAAAACCTCCTTTAGCTCTTTGCGTTGTTCATCTATTGATTGATAAGGTTCTAATAACTTGTTTTTGACTGATACTGTTTCCTTGTCTAATGCTTTGATACGCTTTCTTACTTCCGCCAGTAGTGTTTTATAGTGCTTTTGATTCTCTTCTGTAACCTGTACGCGTTGCATTTCATCAGCCAGTAATGTAGCTTCTTTTAATAGTTTGTCGTAATTTTCAAACTCTACAGTTTGAACACCTTGCGTTTTAATTGATACCTCATAAGCCATTTCTCTCATCCTCTGCTTTCAATCGTAGCCACTTAGCTTTGAAAATTTCGTTAAATGTGAACCCCATTTTAATTAAATCTCTTCGTTCCTCTAATGTGTTTAGTAGGTCATTTACAGTATAGCCATAGTCTAACATTAATAATATTTTATAGCTCATTTCTTTTTCTGTTTCCATAATTCCACATCCTCCATTGTGATTGCTTGTTTAGAGCGCTTAATTAATCCATCAAATGAAGAGTAAGTTTCGCTCTGATGTAATACTACCACATTAGCCCCTTTTTTGCAATACTTTTGTATAAATTTTTCATGGCTTTTTTTGCTTAAATGTCTATAGCTACCATTACTAAAAATATCAAACCCTGTGTGCGCTTTGGTAGATTCATAGAAACCAATTACTTCTTCATCATAATTAGATTCTAACAAACAATGGTCAATTTGTAAAGAGTTTTTATTTAAATATTCTTCATAATCTATTGTTGTGCTTAAATCAGTAGCGTATAATAATACCTCACCTGTTTCTAAATCCTCCATAATAACACCATGCGTGTCTGTGAACTCTTCATTTTCACCATGATAGTTTTGAATTGTTGTGAATACCACATTGCCAATCTGAAATCTAAAATTATCACTAAACACCACATCAGCACCAATGCCAACTTTATCAAACATTAAATTGCTAACTGTTTCATTTGCTAAAATTTTAATGTGTGGGAAGTTTTCACGAATTTTCTTATATACCGTTGGTATGAAATGGTCTGCGTGACGATGTGTTACAAGTATAAATTGTACATTGTATAAATGCTTTTCAATATATTTGTATGGTTTTCCAAAGTCAATTAATACTCCAATTTGTTTATTAAAGATTGATACTGCGTTTCCTTTGCTTCCTGTAAAGTGTACATCATAACTGAAATTACTCAATGAACTACCTCCTTAATATTGTGAGGGTGTGTTACGCTCTGACCATGGGTTTCCCTCTAGCTCCCACAATACAACACCTAGCATTTTAGCTCTTAACCAGTTACCTTTATCAATTGCCTTGTTAATTTCAACAATTAATCTGTGTCGTTCTGCTTCTACTTTTTTTCTAAGTGGTCGTGCTTGGCGCTGTTTTGCTTCCTGTGGGTTAATCGCCCAACCTAAGTTGGTATACTGTGTGTTATTGCTGTTACCATCTTTATAGTAAATATAACCTAAATTATCAACATTACGTACAAAGCTTTCAGCCACTAGATTAGCAATATAGAACTTGCGAGTTTTTTTGTGTTCTCCCTCTAATACCACAAATGGTTTACCATTATCATCGTAATAGTTCCACACTGCTAAACCAGTGTCGCGGTCTATCACATATCCCATGTTTGAAACTGCATACTTATCATACGGTTCAAACAAGGGTTCAAATTTTTCAATCATTTAAGTTCCTCCAATAATTTTTCTAGTTGTTCAATGGTTAAAATAATATCAATATCTGGTGTTTCTGTATGGATACTTGCTAAAATATCTCCATCTGGAAATTTTGTAACTTCTAAATACTCATTGTTATTACCATTACATAATAAGTGTATAGTTTTATAATTTCCAATTGGTCTATTAAACACTTCTACATTTTCCATATTACAACCCTCTTTCTTCAATATCTTCAATCAGCCAACTTAGGTAAGTTTTTGCTTTTTTAAGGTCCTCAAGACCGTTTTTGTGTTTATAACGTAATGGATATTTTAGAATATTTCCTTCTAGGAAACCACGGTATTCTTCTTTTGTCATGTTAGCTTTCATTATTTGAATTGGTTGAATACCGTTAACTGTGTAATGAATTTGATTGTCAATCAAATCTGATTCAAAATAAACTTCTACATCAGGTTCAACACCATCACATTTTGAATCATCTGACTGGTTTAAGTATTCATCATATGTCATACTTTCTTCTTGTTCATCTTCAAATTCAATTTCTAATTGAGGAAGAACAAAGTGGTTTTTAAAAGCTGATTCTGTAGTATATGTGTGTGTTCCATCATGATATTTTACTTTCCACATTTTACCTTCCATTTTATGTGCTACACCTTTAACCCCATTGTCTTTGCGTTTTACTAACATTCCATCATGTAAAATCATTTAAATTCCTCCTAATGTTTTATAATTATAATTGTATCATATTGACGTTTATTTGTCAACACAAAATATTAATTTTATGTTATAATATTTTTAGTTAGTAAAGGTGATTCCTCCCACCTTAGACTATCACCACCTCACGTTACGGCGTGGGGTTTTTTTGTTTACCATTTTTGGATGTCTGCTATAATTTTAAAAACTTCTTCCGCTGTTTCAATATTTTCAAAACTAGCAAATCCACTTTCTACATTCTGTACCATTACTGAATATGGATAATTTGTACTATAACGGTCGTTGAACCCAGCTGGGTTGTGTTGGACATCAACTAACCAACCGTTTGGAAATTGTTTTCTAAACATGTGCATATTATTACTCATTCTGCCATTCTCCTTTGTTCTCGTTTCTTAACTGATTCATAGGTTCTTTTTACTTCATCAGCTGGTAAAGGTGGCGTGCATCCAATCTGGTTTACATATTGCGACCAAATCCAGACTTCTTCATCTTCTAAACCAGTTGCGAATAGTTTACCAATTTGTTGGGTTAACCAGTTATTACGTCCACCCTCGTCACATCCAGCGATAATGTCACCTAATAAGTTTGCGGTCCATTTCCGTTCGCGCTTCTTATTCTTTTTCTGAATCGTTTTATCTGTGAACATGTCAAGCCATTTTTCTGGTAGCTCTGCCATTTCATCATTATTAACAAGCACATATTTCTTACCATCAATTTGTGAACCCCAACCCACAATGTATCTCCCGTGCGTTTGGAAGTCAACACCATCTAATTCTTTATGATTCTGAATGAACTGTGTATCGTTATACTTTTCATCTAATTTGAAATACATGTGCATTCCACCAGTTGGTGTTATAACTGTTTTAGTGTCTGGTAGGTCAATTCCGTATGCTTCGCAGAATGAATCTAAGTTTTTAGCACCATCAACTCCATTATGGTTGTCAATGTCAATTACTGCAATACCTGAAATTCTACCAGTTAAAATACCATAGTTGCCACCTTGTTTTAGCCAGTCATTAACAACTTGCTTATCTTCACCGCCAAAGCTACCCTCTTTGTAAGGCGCTTTACCATTCTTCCTAAGTCTTAAAAATTCCATATTTTTTCCTCCCTTATTTTATGTACCTACTATATCACATGATATAGTAGTTGTCAAGCATTATTTTAAGATATTTTCAATATCTTTTTCTGTAAAGTCTTTACCATTTGTAACTGTTTCAAAAATCTTTTTTTCAGTTGGTGTTTCAGGTACAATGTGATAATAAAGCGGTTTCTTAGTTTGACCATAACGGTCTGTACGTGCCTTAGATTGTTCATAGTTAATTGATTCTAAAGGCATGCTATTGTATATTGTAATGTTAGCAATAACAAAGTCATTAATGCCTGTAGAAGCTGATTTGTAGTGTGCTAACACAACACCGTTGCCTTTACCTTTAAACTGTTTTAAATCCTTGCTAGCGCCATTATATTCGCTATATGGGCGTTTTAACTTGTCTAGCACCTGTTTCAACATTTCAAGTTCCACATTGTAATTATAAAAGATAACTACTCGTTCGTTGTTATGTGTTTCTAAAATAGCCTGTAAACGCTCAAATGGTTCTTTACTTACTTGTTTATTGATTCCTAATAAGAAACCATGGCTCACACAACGCATTGCATTAAATAGCTTACTACTATTGTCTAATTCAATCACTTCGCCGTTATCCGCTTTGTACATGCGGTGTTTTTTCAACTTAGCATACATAGCTGGTTTTTTAGTCTTATAAACATAATCTTCTGGGAAATAGTCTTTATCACGTGTGAAACGCACTGCGCATTGGTCAATCATTTGTTTTAATAAATGCTCGTTCTGATAACCTACAATATCCATAAATCGCATAGAACCCATTTGTCGCATTTGCTTAATTACAAATAGTTGCTCAAACTCTTTCTTTGGCTTGCGGAATACATTAAGCATGTATAGTTGTGGGTAGTAGTTCTCTAGCTTACCATTACTAACTGGTGTTGCGGTTAACAGTCTTACATATGGTGTTTTCTTACATAACTTCATAGCAAACTTAGTTACTTTAGAAGAACTAACACCCACTTTGTGGGCTTCATCAATGATAATAAAGGTGTCTTTATCTACCCACTTCAATAATTCAGTTACGCGCCAACTGCTTTCAAAAGATATTGCAACACGTTTTGAATCAACTAATAACTCTTTATTTTTCTTTGTTCCTTTATTTAGTGGTGTAATTTCAATACCCATCTTAACCCCATCCTCTGCAAAATCTGCAACTTTAGGTGCTAAACAGATAACTAATAACTTTTCGCATCCACTTTTCAAGTATGCTCCAAGAGCAGTATATGTCTTTCCTGTTCCAGCATCACTTAAATCATATGGTTTTTCTTTCCATTGTGAAATACCTTGTATTTGTGTTTCTAATAACTCAATCTGTCCTATTTTCAATCGTACCACACCTCTAACTTATCATCTGCAATATCTGGTAAATCTGGTTGTTCATAATTGAAATAAATATCATCTGCACCATAGTACACTGCACTTTCCATGTTATCCAAATAAAGTAATAGGTCCTCTAAATCATCAAGCGTATCTCTTAATAGTAAACCATATCCACCAGCACATCTAACTTCTTGTAAGTATCTAATTTGTAATGGGTCTGGCTGGTAGTTACCTGTTTTAAGCTCTAATGCAATGAAGTAACCACTATAACACGCTTCAATATCTGCACGTCCCACACGGTCATATATGGTTGCTGTGTTAACATTTACAACCGCTCCCTTTGATTTCAAGTATTCTACTACTTCTTTACTGAATTTAGCTTCTTGTTTCACGTACTGAACCACCTTTTTTATTACCTTGTAACATATTTGTTAATAGCTCAATGGCTTTTTCTACATCAATATTATTTTGAGAAAATACACCTAACATTGCTAATACTGAGTATGTTGCATATTTTTCTATGTCATCTTGTGAAACACCTTTACTTCTGAAATCATTTTCCAGTTCACTCAAAATATTATCAATTGCAATAATACGTTCTGTTTTCATTATAAAGTACCTCCTGTATTTTCTAATCGTTCTATTGTTCTTTTACCGTTTTCAATGTGTTTATCAATAGATTCTCCATATTCTTTTAATAGCATTAAATACATTGTAACACCTTTTGTAACATATAAATCAATTTCATGCTGTGTTACACCTTTTTCCAAAAAGTCCTGTGTCATGTTGTACGTGTCTTTGTCTAATTTTTCAATAAGTTCTAAGTTTGTCATTTTTATTCTTCCTCTCCTATTACTAATTCAATTGCGCCCCATGATTCATTGTAACTGATATTTAATACTTTTGTCAATTCGTTATACTTATTAAATAATCGTGCTACTGACTTATCACTTGTTGTATCAATTACTAGAGCAGTCAAACCATTTGATTCTTTCACTACTAAAAAATGACTGTCAACCACTTCATACGCTTGTAATAAATTCATTTTACTTATCCTCCTTGTTGTCACTGAACATCAAAATTAAAAATACTAGTGAAAATGTTGATGCCAATGTTGGAACTACTACATCATCTGAACCTGTGAATACAACTGTAAAAATTGCAACTAATCCACCTACCAATAATGCTGTTAAAACTTCTAAATTTTTATTCATTTTATTTTTCCTCCAATTTTTTAATTTTTTCATCTAGTTGTTTGATTAACTCTTTATTATCTAATGTTTTTGTGATACTTGAAACATCAATTCCTGATACTACTTTGTACTCCAAGATAATATCTTGTTGACGTTCGTTCAATTCTTTGTATAAGTGTAATTCTTGTTTAGCTTCATTCAATTTCTGCTTGTTTAAGTTGTTTGCCAACATTGCTGTACTTCCTGAAAAACTTAATCCTACTGCCAATCCAATAATTAATCCTTTATGTTTCATTTACTTATTCCTCCTAATTGATTATATACTTAGTATAAATGATTGTTTTTATTTTGTCAAGTGTTTTGGTAAATTAATTTTTAAATTTTTATTATATCGCCTTGGGTCAAGTGTCTTATGTCTATCACTAGCTTTGTTTAAATAGCTTGTAATTACTTTACCGCTAAATAGAGAAACCACTATACATTGTACTACTATATCATCAATAGATTCACCTACATACCCAATTCTTGAACGAATCAAAACACGTTTATCTGCACCTGTTTCATTATATTCAATAATTTCACCATGTATCATTGCTTCCATTGCTCGCAGATATGAAAATTTAGTTTCACCGTTTCTTATTTTATCTTGTAAGTGATACCCTGTTTTTATACCACGCTTTAACCACAAGTCTTTCACTCTGTCTTTTGCTTTGTTTAGTTGTTCTTTCTCTTGTGGAGTACATTGCGTAATGTGTTTTTTTACTTGCCCTTTGGTTTTCTTTACTGTTCCAACTTGAAACTCCATCTCATATCCTCCTCTTAATTTATGTATTTAGTATATCAGTAGGGGCTGAACTTGTCAACCCCTTTTTGATTTTATTTTTCTGGATAACGCCCCGTGTCAGCTAGAGTATTGCTGTTATGGCTTTGCGGTTGCATTTGTGGAACGTGATTAAGGTTGTTCATTTGTTTTCTAAATTCTTTACTGTCTAACAATTCGTCTAATGTGTTGTATTCCTCGTCTAGTAATTCGTCTAATGTGTTCATGTTAATTACTTCCTTTCTTTAATTTATATATTTAGTATATCAGTTGGGGTTGAACTTGTCAACCCCTTTTTTTTGATTTTATTTTAAGTTTTCTAATACTGTTTCAGTTAGTAAAATCACATCTAACATTTTTTCTAGTCTATCGTTTAGTTCATGTCCTAGTTCTTTGTTTCCGTTGTCGTATGCTTCAATCATTTGTACTTTTAACTCGTCATATCTTTTATTTAGTCTTTCTAATTTAGCTTCATATCTTTGTTTTGTTGTCATGTTTGTTTCCTCCCTTATCTCTATGAATTAATAATACCATCAATGTAATAGATTGTCAACACTTTTTATAAAATAAAATCGTTCTTGGTGCATTTTATTTTCAATGTCATATATCATCATAATTGTTTTAATTTCTGAAACCATTTTACGGACTTCATTTTCATAAAATTCAACATTAGCTGATGTTTTCCAATACCTTTGCGTTGTGTGTGATTGCATGTTTTCCTTATCGTTCATTTCAATTAGCTTCTTTGTTGTCTTATCTCGTTTCTTGTCTGCTTTCTTTAGTTCAGACACTAAATATTTTAATACTACTGGATAGTGGTTATCCAGTAGTATTTCTTTTTGACTTAACATGTGTAATCAACCCCACATAATGAACACATTTGTTTTAGAATCAACTCTACATCTTGTTTAGTGTGTGGTGCGTTACATTCCATTTTTTGAACTTCTCTAGCCCACTCTTCGTCACATTCCATTAGTTCCATGTATCTTTTAACAAATAATTCTTCTAATTCCTCAATTGTGTTTTCTAATTCTACGTAATATGGTTTCATTTCTTAATTCCTCCTCTTAACTTATGAATCAAGTATATCAGTTGGGGTTGAAATTGTCAACCCCTTTTCTGATTTTATTTTAAGTTTTCTAATACTGTTTCAGTTAGTAAAATCACATCTAAGATGCTTTCTAGTCTGTCGTTTAATCTATGTCCTTTTTCGTTATCTCCTTTCTCGTATGCTTCAATCATTTCAGCTTTTAATTTGTCAAATCTTTCGTTTAATTTTTGTAATACGTTTTCGTAATTTTCTTTAGTTATCATTGTTTAATTCCTCCCTTAAGTTATGAATTAAGTATACCATGCGAAAAAAAAGAAAGTCAACCATTTAGGTCAACTTTCTTTAAATTATTTTAAAAAATATTATTTAGTTCACTATCTTCGTTCCATTTCACGTTGGTAATGCAATTTATAATTTTACCATCAATCCGTTTCTTACTGCTTTTTGGCAAGATACCAAAACTTTGTGCTTTACGTTTGAACTCTGGCATAAATTTGCGTGCTGAAATTTCTGATAAGTTTTCTCTACGTAGCATCGTGTTATATGCATCTAACAATTCATGGTTTGGTATAGCATCCTCTTCATTATTTGTAAATTCAAGTTCAAACTCTTCAATAAAGTTAGCCATCATATCATTATTTTCAATAAACGCGCTACGTTCGTTAATGGCGTTCTCTGATTGATAAAACTCACCTTTTGTTTCACCATTCAAACCAAACAATACATTTCTATACTCTTGAATGCAATAGCTAATAAATTCAGATTTTTCTTCATAGGTAAAGTTCTTATAACGGTCATACCATTTTGCATCTTCTTCATTGGCTACACTTAATTTTTTATTAAATGGTAATGTCAAAATACGGCGTTTAAATCCGTGTGAAGTATCTGAAAAAGTAGGCATGTTATTAGTTGTGAAAATCATCAAAGCGTAGTTAGTAAAGGTAAACTTGTTTAAACCTTTATACTCTGCACTCATAACGTCATTACCTGACAATGTTTTCAGTGTACCTGTTTGTTTAATATGCTGTGCTGGCATATCCGTTTCAATATTTACCATTTTACCAAATAATTGAGAGCTTGCAAATTTATCCGTTGTACTGGATAGTGATTGTAATGTTGCGTGTGAGGTGTTCTTAGAACCAACTAGGCTTTCTACAAACCCCATAACCGCAGACTTACCATTAGAACCCTCACCAGTGGCAAATACTAACACTTGTGGGGTTTGTTGGCGGTAGAAAATACGACCAATCAGTTGGAACATAGTTTTTGCATCATCTTCTAAGATATAATCTATCCAATCGCAAATGATATTGCGTTTAGGACTTTCTACATAATCAAATTCAATTCGCGTTGTTTGATAATCTTCTTTTTGTGTTTCTGTTAATGTATTCTCTTTAAAACGGTACGTACCATTTTTAAAGGCAATTAGATTAGCATTCAATTTATCATTAAATGGTAAATCACTTCCTAAGCCTTGTGCGTTTTTTGCCATTTTTTGTACTGCATTTCTGAATTGGTTTGCAATCTTAGGGTTATTGGCTAACTCTGGTCTGTAATTAATCATGTATTCACCATATAATTTTAGCCATAAACGACTTTCTAAGTTATCACCTGACATTTCATAGATTTTTGTTTGATTATTATAAACCACTGGTAAACCAATTTCAGAACTTGCGTACGCTGGTAATACTTTTTGCAACTCTAAAGCTAGCATTTCCATATTTAGACCGTCAAACGTTTTTTTAGGTGGTTGTGGTTCTGCGTTTTTTGCAACGTCACCTTTTTCAAAATCTACTTTCCATTGTGCATGCTCTGAATGATATTCTTCCATTGCTTTTAAATAGTTCTTACTTGGAACTAACACACTATCTAATACCGTGTTGAATTTTAAATCTAGGGGTTGTTTATATTCCACCTTTTGTAATTCATTTACCATTATAATTCCTCCCATTTCATTATGGTTATACTATAGCATGTAAAAAAGAGAAAGTCAACTGTTTTATTTAACTTTCTCCCTCATCATAGCATATTTAATTATATTTTTGTTTATCATATTGGTATATGCCAACCCAAAGCATTAATATTAATACTAACGCAACACCTAATATTAACCATTCCATAGTATTTAATGATAGTAATATGCCCACAACTGCGATTCCTAGCAATATGAAACAACCTAATAAAACAACGAATGCCACTGCTAAAAATAATGCTTCTAATTTACTAATTCTACTCATTTGTTTTCCACCTCATCTAATTTTTTCAGTAATCGTTTTTCATTCCATACATTTACAATATCTCCAATATACTTGACATTGTATAGCCATCTAAATTTGTATGGTAAAATGTTGTATACATGTTTATATTGATATTCATATGCTTGTGGTACACCATTCTTTAAAAAAATGGTTACTGTAGCCCCATTATATGGTTCTTCAATTTCGTAGTGACGTTCTGTGTACATGTCAACTCTCATTGGTTTTCCTCCTCAAATTTTTCACGTTCTTCTTTAGTTAATTTTACATCATACATTGTACATTGCTTGTGTACCCACGTTTTTGATATACAATTTAGTTCTTTATCGTAATTTGTAATTAAGTAACCTCGTTTGTCTACTGAATCAATTCTGTAATGATTCAGATTGTCTGTAGACTTCCAGTAGCTACCTATAATCTTTACTGAATCACTCATTTTTAGACATCACGTCCGCTAAATACATATTCATTTCTAAATTTTCGCTAGGTATAAACATATTTGTCTGCTCATAACTCATCATCATAAAACAAACTTCCATGTTACTTGTATCAATTGCGCATACACTTATTTCATCTTTAAACGTACCAATAACAAAGAAAAACCATGAGTTATTTTCAAACTTCCAAAATGTACCTACTTCTATTTTCATTATTTAGCATCCTCCAATACATATAAGATTGAGTCTAATGGTATTGTGATAAATGTGGGTTGCATTTCACCATCAATATCAATTTCTTCTGGTTTTTCCAACTTCAATAATTTTTCATCGTTTTCAACTGCTTGTTCATACATTACAAGAATTGGTTCTTCTGTGTATATGTTAAAATACTCATTGTTTGTTAAACAGATATGATAATTAGTTTTTCTTGTCATTTTACTTCCTCCTAATCTTCAATATACTTGATAAGGTAGTAAGTACCCCAGATACCAAGTGTTACAAATGTTAAACCAAATAATGCCATGTTCGTTTCCTCCTTAGTTATATTATACACCTACTATACCATAAGATATAGTAGGTGTCAAGTGTTTATTTAAAATCTTTTAAAATCTTTAGTGCATCCTCTGCATCGCTTAATCTGTCAATCTTTGATTTTAACGCTCTTTGGTGTTTATCTAAGCGTTCAATCTTATCAATAATGCGACCTCGTTCTTCTTTTAATAGCTTAATTTTATTATTTACTTTCTGTTGCATCTCTACTAATGGGTTTTCTTGTTGCTCATCTACTAATTCAATACAGTTAAAATCAATCCAATTACCGCACTTATGAGTACCTAAACGCACACGCCCATAAGATTCGTTTACACCAAGCCAATGAACCTCACCTACTACAGCAATGTCACCATCATTGTAATATAATTTGTTTTCATCAGTTGCCAATGAACGGTTAGATAATACACGTACCTTATCTCCAATTTTGAATGGTGGTTTTGAAACCAGTGTGAATTGCGTATCTGCTACATAGTATCTTGGTGTATCTTCATTTAAATAAATATAACTATTACCTTGTGGGTCATACTCTACTAACTCATAAACACTACCAATAGATAAACCTACCTCTTTATCTTTTTCACCTGTACCCGCATACCCTGTAATTTTCGCAAATTTTTCCATTTCTTTTTCCTCCTCTACAATTTCCATTTTACAGTGAGCTTTACCATTTAAGAAATCTAAAATTAGCCATCTATTCCAGATATAACCTATTTCATCTTTTACTATAAATAAGCCATCTGTACTCTTTTCAACCTCATACTGTTTACCTACCTTCCACCAATACGGTTCTATTGTCGAAACACAACGTAATTTAGTACCTACTTTAATGTCTTTTTCAGTATACTTCATATGCTCGTTCCTCCCATGCTATTAAGTCTAGTGTTTCAAATGCTTTTCTCATTACTTTAATACTGTCCGTGTTGTAACCGTGTTTGTCTAATAATATCTGAACTTCACTAGCTTCGCCATTTTCCCAGCCGTATAAAATACCCTCGTTGTCCCAACCACCTATAATATCTCTAATCTGTTCAATTGTGAAATTTTCTTTAAATAATTGTTTCATTTAACTTTTCCTCCAATTCATTAATTCGTTGTTCATATTGTAAAACAATACGGTCAACTCTATCTAATTCTTCTTTTGTTTTGATAAATTTTTGAAACCACATATCTTTATGTTTTTCCTCTGTTTCACATTTAAAATTTAATTCTACCACCGCATCATCTGCTTTGTCAAGTTCTTTATAAAGCCTATTACATTGCTGTTCTAACCTAACTACTTTTGATTGACTTTCTCTATATACTTCTTCCCAATAATTTTTAGTGTCTACTAACCTGTTGTAATCGTCTTTTAACTTATTGTATTTACGTTTTAATACTAACATTTTGGTTTCATCCTATCTTAATTATTTTTTTAGTAACCAGTTTAATTTATTTTGTAAGTGCTTTTGGGCTTGGTTATAATATTGGTACTCATATACTTCGCCATCATCCATTGCTGTGGTTTTTAGCTCTTTGCATTGTGCAATTCGCTTTTCTAAATCATGGATTTTCTCTAATTTAGTCATTGGCACGCCCTCCAATGATTTTTAGTTCACTTTCTGCAATAATCTGCGGAGCAATACTTTCAACATCATCTGGACATGAGCCTAAACATAACCACAACTTATCACCACCATCTAAAACACCTACTACATCATATAATACCACCTGTGAACCCATTAGAAAATTGTGACTAGTTACCTCGTTGTTAATAATTTTTGCTAACATATTAATTCCTCCTCTTAATTTATGTATTTAGTATATCAGTAGGGGCTGAACTTGTCAACCCCTTTTTGATTTTATTTAAATTAATTCAGTTGTTTTGTATGATTCACCGTTAAGATACATGTAAATGTCATTACCTAATTGAATTACATCTAAGTTGTTACCTAGCATTTCTTGTAATTTAACTTCTGCGTTGATTTGTTCTTTTGTCATTTTTAATTCCTCCAATTTGTTTGTTGTTATCTTATGTACCTACTATACCATGTGATATAGTAGTTGTCAACACTTTTGTTTAAAAAGTTTTAAAGAATTTCAATATATAGGTAACTAGCTACTGTTGTTGAAATATTCATTACCTCACGTCCAAGGTGTGGTTCAACTTTTTCATATTCTCGTTTATATTCTAATTCTTCTGATTGTGTGAAAATGCAAATCTGTTCATCTGTACCATATTGTACTAATACCACCGTTTTGTCATATTCAACTAACATTAGTAATTGTTCTAGTGTAAGCATCATTCTTCCTCCCATTCAATTTGTTTGATTGATACTAAACCAAGTGTTGCGAAATACTTGTATTCATCGTCCCACTCTCTAAAGTGTGTTAAAAGTGGTTTTCCACTACTATATGATTCTATTTGCTCACAATTACGTTCTTCAATTTGTTCTTCAACTTTATTTACCATTTCATGATAATACTTGAGCGCACCCTCATATGAACTGAACCCTCTCATCGCTGGCACTTTATAATCAACTATTACTAACCATGCGGTTTTCATTAATCATTATCTCCTTTAAATACTTCATCGTATAATTCTTGGATTGCTTCACGTTGTACTTTTATTACTGCTAATTGTGTTTCTGATATATTACTTTTGTTTCGTCTTATAGAATTTTGAAGATATGCAATATCCTTATTGTATTGAACAAGTGTTCGCTGGAATACACTTCTAATCTTAGTTCGTTCATCAATATTAACAAGCTCAAATTTTGAATCCCAAAATTCATTTAGGGTTTGTTCTAAGTCAAATAGGTTTGGTCCATAGTCTGGTACTTCACCATCATTGTCCATAATCCCATAACCACACGCATTTTTAATAATGTCATACTCTTTGCCTTCTGTGAAAAACGGCTCCTGTGGGTCTGCTTTTGTGCATTTCATTTTTCTTTGTATAGTTTCTGTCATTTCAATTCCTCCTCTACAGTCCATACCTCAATTAAATATCGTTCATGCCAACGTGCTAAAAACTCTTGTTTGCTTGGAAAATATACATCAATCTGAAATAATTCTTCAAGTACAGTTGTTTTTGAGAAACCAACGGTTAAAATTGTATCTGTTTCATCATCAATACCAATGTATACTCTTTTCATTTCTTCACCTCATCTTTAATCTTAACCAGTGTGATAAAGTCCATATAGTCAATTTTTAACTCTTCCTGATTATTATAAATTAATTCAGTTGCTTTGTCAAGTAATTCGTGTACTTCTTTTTTAATATCTTTTTCTGGTTCTGTGTCTTCTATTGTTAGATTAGATACTGTGAAATGTGAATAGTATCCCTCTTTTAATGCTTCTAATAATGCATCAATTGGTGTTGCATAACCGCCTTTAAACTCACCTACTTTTCTACCAACATCATTTTTAATATAAACCAAACCACCACCATCTGAAAAATAAATATCATATCCTTTTCCTAATGTGAATGGTTCGCCTTCTGCTACGTATGTGCATTTAATTTTTAGTGTCATTTTGTTTCCTCCACTTCTTTGATTGACTTGATTATATATCTGTGATTCTCTCTAAATGCGTGATAGGCATCATCAAATGAATATGCGTATAACCTTGTTGTTTTCGTTACACGTCTATATGCGTTACTTCCAACCATTGGTTCGTCAACTTCTACTTCTAAATCAAATAATAATTGTTTTCTAATCATTTTGTTTCCTCCTTAGTTATATTCCATATTATATAGTCTTTCTTTCATTTTGTCAAGTGATTCATATATGAATTGTTCTTCATTTGGTGGGAATAGTGTTTCAGTTGCAAAGCCACCATAAGTACATCTTACTGCTACATAACCATGTATTGGCTCATAACGCATAATGAAATGATAGTCCTTATTTAAGTCTGTTCCTTTTTCTGTCCATTTATAGTGCATATTGTTTTCCTCCTAAATGTTTTGTTTTGCTTGTGTGGTACATTTATTATACTAAACTATGTTGATTAATTTGTCAACACTTTTGTTTAAATTTTATTAAGTGTTACACTTCTAAGTTAAAATGTTACACTTTGAAATTGTAAAGTGCAACATTATTTTTAATTAGAAACACTTATATATCAACGTTTAAGAAACCAGTGTTCCAGTTGTACACTTGTTCCACTTTATTTTAACTTATCCCATATATATTAAATATATTTTTATATAATTTTTTTATTTTATATCAGTAGAAACAAAGTGGAACAAGTGGAACACTATGTAAGAAACGTTGATATAACAGCGTTTAGAGCGTTCCACTTTGTAATTGAGAAGTGTAACAAGAAGTGCCACAAGTGGAACACTTAGAACTAATCTGGTTTACTTATGGTTAATATGTTCCCTAAAGATTAATAAAGTATGCTATAATAAGTACATAAACAAATAGGAGGAATTAATTCATGAATGATAATAATGTAAAGGAAGTTCTAGGAGTATTACTTGGTTTACTATTGGCAGTAGCAATGTTAGGGTTTAATGTATATGTAATGTATATCGTATTAGTATCATTAGTAGCATGTGGGCATCCAGTGATTGCTGGTATCTTAGTAGTATCAATTATCGTTAAACTTATTGTAGGCTTTGCGAATAGAGGTGATAAGTAATGAACCACGAACTATCAGGTAAAACAGATAAGCAATTACTTAAAGCCAGTAAGTTAGAACTGCTGGGATATATCAGAGAACTAGAGGATAGTGTAGCACATCCAATGTTAACCACAGATACAATTGAATATGTAGAACCACCAACCCCATTAACATCATACTCCTTTGGCAATACCACACAGACAAAGGACATCTATTCGTTCTAATGATGAGGAAGTGTAAGGTTGCTTTATGCAGAGAGTATGTAAAGCAACCAGAGTTGTATTGTGATAAGCACAAAGGAATGAATGCAACGCAATACAATAAGTATGTAAGAACATCACCACAGAATAAGAAGTATGCAGACTTCTACCAATCAGGAGAATGGAAAAGGTTAAGACAATACAAGCTAAGTATCAATCCAATGTGTGAAGCATGTCATCGCAATGGAAACCAGTACACTAACCTAGCTACAATCGTCCACCATAAGCACGAGATTAGAACTGTTTTAGGTTGGAAAGAAAGATTAGATATTAATAATTTAGAATCAATCTGTCATGAGTGCCACAACAAAGAAGAACACGCTCACAGCTTCAAAAACGCTGGGAGGGCTAGCCACAAATAAAATTGTGGGGTGTCTGATAAAATGTAGGGCGGGGATAGTCAGAAAATTTTGATACCCCCGCCCTATAAATTTTTTGGAATCAAT